GGATTCATGGTCTATTTTATCATTTTATAATAATAGTAAAATAACAACATTTTTAAATAGAGGTAAAGTAGTTTTAAATAGTACAGATACATCTAATATATATTTTACAAATGATGAAGTATTATATTTAAAATATTTATTAGAATTTATAAATACAAATATAAATGAATATAATAAGATAAAGATACAACAAAATATTTTTAATGATTTAATATATGAATTAAATTTATGGTTGAATGATTGTTAATTTTGGGAAGATGTAAAAGGAAGAATTAATTTATTTTTACAAGATTATAATTATAGAAATGTTAATTTTAACGGAAATTGTTTAATATTTGATGATGAAATAGGAAAATTTAATGCATATTTTGATAATAGTAATAATCCAACTACTAGAAAATATACATTAAATAATCAATATATATTAGAAGATTCGACAACTATTTCAAGAAATATGAATTTGATAATTACAGAACTTTATAATTTTACAAATAATATAGATAATTATAGTTATTATGGAATAGAACTTAATAGTTTATTGAAATATTTATCAGAGTTGGGTAGTAAATATAAAAAGATTATTAAAGATATTTATTACATTGATGATAATGAATATAATTATTTTTCAGGGATTAAATTAATTATTAATAATATTTGGATTAATTATAAAAATCAATTAAATAAAGTTAATCAAAATTTCAACAAAGTTTTAACAATTCAAAATAATGAATCTATTAGTAATAATAGTGAATTAAAAAAATATTATTATTTTGCAAATGATTTTACACTAAATATTGTAAATACGCCACCATATAATGAAAATTTTATTTATGAAACTAAGTATTATGATAACAATTTTTTTGTTATTAATAACAATAACTCTAGTATTATATCAAATAATATTTTTCCATATTATTTATCATATGAAGAAGATCTTATTTTACCAAATATATTATATAAAATTAACTTTATTAATGAAAAAATAGATGAAATTTTGAATTTTGATTCATATTCATTTGGACTTGATTTTTATTTATTAAATAATTTAAATCCAAAAGTAGATTTTACTTTAATCGGAACATCTAATTATAAGGTAACAAGTAAATTATTAGGTCAACTATACATTGTAACAGTTACAGAAATTATGGTATTAACTTATATTTCAAATATTAATTATAAAAATATAAATGTTCAATTATATATATCAAATAATATTCAACCATATATATCAAACATTGATTTACATATAATATCACCAATTTTATTAGAGTCAAATAATATTTTAGAAATATCCTATAATATTGGATTAAAAGAACAAAATACTGTTTATTTAAAATTCTATAATAATAAATTTAATTATATTCAAAATAATACTTATATTAAAATAGAATCTACATTAATTTTATTAAATTTCAATACAACATTAGGTTATTATTTAGATAAATATGTTCCTATATTAGTAGAAGTAGTAGAAATAATAAATTTAATAAATATTGTTAGTGTAGAGAAATCAAATAACTATGTATATGATTTAATTTTAGATAATGATTTTACATATTATAATAACTATATTAATGATAATAATACAATTATACCAACAAATTTTAAATTAAATAACACAATCTATCCTTTAGAAATAAATATTAAAAACAATACTGAATTTTATGCTATAACAAATCAACTAAATGATATTAGTAATATATCACATTATATAAATATCGGCGAAACAATACCAAATCAAGTTGATAGTATTTTAAAATATAATACAATATTGTACCATACGAATATTTTTGTTAATTTAATTACAAATTCACAAATTTATATGTATGATATAAGTAATTCTTATTTATGTAACACAACTACATTAGATCAAACTTATCTGAAATTTACTATTAATCAAAATTTTTCAAATGAAGAATTAAAAAACAAAAATATAAGAAACGATAATATTTGGGTTATAAGTAATTACTCATATAATCCAAATACAAAACTATTAATTTTTTCTTATCCAAATTTATTAGATTTTAAAAATACTGAAGAATATGTTTATTATATTAATAATATTATTATAGATAAATCATCTATTCAAATTGGTACACAAAAAATAACAATACAACTTTTATTTAATATAGATTTTCTACAACCAATTACTTTTAAACAGATTCAATATTTAAATACAGTTATTTACAAACCACTTATATGTCAACTAGCTAAAATAATTTTAAAAAGTGATTATGATTTTTCATATTATACTAACTTATATTTACAAGGTTATGATAATTATGGTTTAGAAGTTGGTAAAAATTTATATAAAATTGTATTAGATAGTCAGATAACTAATGATATGATTACATTATATTCATCAACAATTTATTTAATGAGCTATACTGAATTTAAATCAAATATTTTTTATAAAATAGATGATTATACCATTGTTGTTGGATGTGATACTAATTTAGATTTAAATATTGATTATTTTTTAGTTATTAATCAAAACATTGTTTTACGAATTAATACTATAAGTTATTATCAACACTTATTACAAGATTTAATATTATATAAACAAGATGATACTAAAACTATAAATGTGTTTTGCAATGAAGAATTAAATGAATATGATATAAGTAATCAAATATTTAATACAAAATATTTTATTTCAGGTAAACATATTGGAATAAATTTAGTAAATATAATTGATAATAGAAATATAACTAAATCTGATAGTATGAATATAAATATTATAAAAGAAATCGATACTAATGTCCAATATATAAAACCACAGTTAAAATTACCAATATTTTGGATAAATAAAACTGATTTTTGTATAGGTGATCAAATTATTGAAACTTTAAATAGTGACACAATGGCAGTTACATATAATGTATATTTAACAGAAGAAAAAAGAAAACAAACGTCTAAAATTGTAAATATAAAAGAAACAAAAGATTATTGGATTGGTATTATACCTTTAAATTTTTGGTTTTCACGAGAATCAACATTATCAATACCAATGTTATCATTACCATACATTGATCTTTTATTAAATTATAGAATTGAAGATATAAATAATTTAATTTTAAATGATATGACAAATTGCACCTTATCTCAAATACCACAAATTAAAGTTGAATTAAATATTGACTCTATTATATTAGATACAACAGAGAGAGAATTATTTGGTTCTACACAACATGAATATCTTATTGAAAGATATAAAATATATCCATCTAGTTTAGTTTTTAATACGAATCAATTAATTCTATACAAATTTTATAATTTAGTAAAAGATATCGTTTTTATAACACAGCCTATTTATCATCATACTGATACATATTATAAGAATATAACTAAAGAAAGAGATATATATTACAAAGAATACTATGATTTAAATATTATATATAATATTTGGTTAGAAACTAGAGTTTTTACAGATAAAATACCAATAACTAATTTAAATAATTTTATAATTATTGAAGCTGTTAATTCTGAAATATTAGTTGGTAGTGAAAGAATAAGTAAACTAAGAGCTAATAAATATTTATCAAGATACGATTTAAAATTTTGTTTATATTTAATGAATAAATATTTATCAAATCATATACTCAAAAATCAAATATATAAGTTAACTTTATATTTCAATAATAATTATAAAAATATTGAAAAAATACAAAAGATTAGTCCTATAATACAATTTAATATTAAAAATAATGGTAATGATTTTTTTACAAAACAAAATTATAATTACTTTAACTCATTAATACCATGTACTAAATTTAAATCTTCTCCTGATATTGGATATTATGTATATTCATTTTCTTTATTACCAAGTGAGTTACAACCAAGTGGTCATTTAAACTTTAATTTTTTTGATAATGTTGAACTAGATATAGATAGTTCTGATTTGGTTAAAACTGAACCATATAATTTAAAAGTTATTGTGAAAGAATACCAAATCATTAGAATAATGAGCGGTATTGGTTCACTTGCATGGTTGAACTAGATATCAAAAAAATAGTTGAATCAATTATAAAAAATAACCCAATCCGCCTAAACCATCTGCTATTCTAAATAAATTATATTGGATACCATATCCAACTAAAGACACTGGATTTTGATAATTTATTTTATTATTGAATGTTATTTGAATATATGTATCATCTATTTGAGAAAAATTACAACTACCAGAAGGTTGATAATCTAAACAGTTTAAAGAAAAAGAAAACATATAAATACCCTTCTGGGGTGTATTGAAACCATTTAAATAATTTTGAAGTAATGTATAATGTTCCCAACTAGTTGGTTCCATTCTTTGTATAGAGTTGAGTATGATTGCAGCATTATTTATTATAGAATCTTCATTATTAGTTAAAGGATATAAACTATAATTAAAATAATTATTTGAACTTATATTAGATAACAAACAACCTCTCCAAAATATTATTTTATTTGGATTTATAAATGGTATTTTATAAGATACGTTTGTACTATAATATACTTGTTCTGGTATATTTTGAACAGTTGGTATTAAATATTGTTGTGTTTTTGTAATAAAATTAAATCTTTCTTCATTATCTAAATAAATATAATTTACTAAAAGATATGAATATAATAATGAAGGATTGTTATATTGGAAATATGATTCATCTACAATTATGTTTGTGTTTATATATATGTTGCATACAAAAGATGTTGTTAAACCAACTAAAGGATATAATATATTAGAACTAGATGGAACTATAAAATCACCCTTTAATTTATTATAAAAAATATATTGGTTATTAACATCATAATAAACAAATTCTCCTATATTTTGATTATTATTAACAGTTTGTATTATTAATTCCCCTTTCTTGTATAAACAAAATGGTTCAGTAATTTTTACATAATTTGTTGGACTTTCTCTAAAACATCTATCAAAATCATTAAATTCAACATGAATTTTAATATCATTGTGTATCATTGAGACTAAAGGTAATGAAAGTCCAGAATCTTGACAAAACCAAAAATTTAAAGGAATTGATAGATTTATATTTTTTTTCCCATTTGAGAATTCGGTTAATAATTTTATATTACCAATCATGTTATTATAAGATTTTTTTTTAGATAATGGTATTGTTAGTTCATACCAAATATTTAACCAATCACCAAAATTTCTTTCAATTAATATACCACTTATTTCTAAATCTACATACTTAATTAATGATAACCCTATTTTTTCAGACCAAGCAAACTTTTTTATACCTTGTGGTAAAATAGAGTGATTACTTGTAATTATATCAGGTAATGTAACAAATAGATATATTTGTCCTAACAAATCTGCATTTTTTGAGATATTAACAGTAACTCTTCTACCAAAATCAGGTATAGTTTTAAAATATTGTGCAACAGTTTCAATAGAAAAATTACTATATCTTTTATATGCTATTTTAAAATATGTAATATCTGGTTGTGTTGATAAATAAATATTTTCTTTACCAACTGAAACTAATATTAATAATCCAGCACCCATATTATATATTATTAAAAAAAAGCTTTATAATTATTATAAAATTAAAACATAATTTTATAATAAAATATTTTATTAAATTTAATTATCGTGGCTAAATGATGAACCGGTTAAAGATCCTTGTACTGAAGATGCAGGTTTAGCAACATTAACAGCGTTTTCAACAACTGAAGCTAAAGTATTAAGAGCATTTGTTAAGTTTTCTTGTTTCTTAGTACCTTTTTCAAGTTGAGCTTTGTTAGTACTGACTAATAAATCAAGATTTGATAATGTTAAAACTGCTCTTGGGTCATTATATTTAAAAACATCCATTAATTCAATATATTTTTTAATTAATTGTAATGAAACAAATGCTTTCTTTTCAGTGTTTTTGAAACTTGTAATTAATTTTTGTAACTCTTTATCATCAGTAGGATCAATAGTTTTATTCATACCTTTTAATGCATTTTTATAGGAGTTATACATGTTTTCGTATTCAAATGCTACAAATTTAGCTTCTTTATTATCATCAAGTAATAGATTTGATATATAATCACTAACATCGCCTCCGACCATATCATTTCCACCGCGCATGTTAATAGCAACAGGAATTATGAATTTATTAGGTGATCCAATAACACCAGAAGTATTTAAAGTATGTGTAAGTCTTTTATGTAAACCAGCCATAGGTTCAATTGGAATCTTTGCTTTAATTCCTACTTGTGCAGCAAATTGTCCAGCAAATTTGTTAGGATTGAAAGTTTGAGTACCTTCAGATACAGTAATACCTTTATTAAGAATTTCAGGACTTGAATTTATTTTTCCTTCAAGTAAAGAAAGGTATTTAATTAAATTGTCGTTATCTTTAATAGCATTATATTCTACAAGATTAGTTATTGTTTTTGATAAATTTTCTAACCAAGAGCTAACAGATTCTACTTTAAATATATTTCTTTTAGCAACACTATCAAATACAGTAACTTGTCTGAATCCAAATTTTTCTAAAGTAGCAAGTGCAGTAGCTGGTAACATTCCATTAACTTCAGATTTAGCACCACCTTTACCATCACCCCAAAACTTTTTATTTTTCATAAAATCTCTGCATTTATCAATACCATTACCATTTAAACATTCTTCTAAATATTTATGACAAGTTTCACTACCATCATTAGTAACATAATGACCATAGCAAGTAGTATTGTCTTTTGTTACTTCTCTCATTTTTTGAGATCCACGTTGGACTTCGACTTCAACTTCTTTTCCATTTACCTTTTCTTTTGTCCAAAGCTTGCTTAAATCTTCAGGTTTTCTATAAAATTCATGGGTAGGTGCAGCTAATTTACTATCTAAATCTGTTAAGAAGGTAGAACCAACTGAAATATTAGCAGTTGATTCGTCTTGTAAAACTCTACGAGCTAAAAATTCATCAATTTTATAACTGAATGCAAGAGGGTCTCTATTATGATATTCATCCATAAAAGCTTTAACATCTTTATTTATAAATTTAAGTAAATCTTGTACACCAAATAATTTAGATAATATTTTTTCTCTGGTATTTTTTTCAAAAGTATTAATAGGTCCACTTATCATATTTTTAGGTGAATTACCATTAATAGTTCTAAATAATCCGTCTAAGACAAAATAAGCGGTATAATCTAAATTTTTTCCCACTAATTTACTTAAATTAGATTTGATTTCTTCATCATTCATATTCAAAAATCTAGCAGCTAAATCATTAACAAATAGATCAATTTCAATATCACGACGATCTGAGGGATGAGACAGCGTCCCATATAAAAATCTATTGGCGTTATTTTTTATCCCTGAATCTTCCCATCCATTTCCGTGGTTCCAATAATTATATTTACGATTTTTATCATCGGATATCATCCATAAAAATAATTTTACTCTGTGATCTCGAACATCATTACCATTAATATTTTGGGTTTCTCCAAGTAATGGAATTAAATCATTTATTAAATTTGACATTATATTATATATTATTTTAGAAAAAAAATCTTATATATTTTTATAAATTATTTTCTAATTTAAATCAATGGATAATAATTTATTTGTCAAAAATATTTTAATATTAATTTTTTGTGTTATTTTAATTCATTTATTTTTAAATGATTTTTTAACAAAATCAACTTGCAGTAATAAGAAAGAACCATTTCAAGATATTGTTGTGATGGATAATACTATTCCTATACGTAACGATAATAATTTAAATGATAATAAAACTAAAGTTTATTTATTTTATGCAGACTGGTGTGGACATTGTAAAGACTATAAGCCAATATTTAATCAATTTAAAGATAAAGTAAGTGCCGATACTAATATTATCTTTATTGAAGTAAATGCAGATGATGATATGCCTGATAAAAATACTCTTTATAAAAAATACGATATAGACGGATTTCCAACAACAGTTATAGAGAAAAATAATTATATGACTAAATTAGTTGGTAAAAAATTAATTGAAGAATTAATGGATGTAGTATATAGTAAAAATCAAGAATTTAATAAAACTAATCGAGACTGTAATAAAACAAATCAAGAGTCATTTAAAAATATAGGAAATAGTAATGATACTATTGTTTATAATTTTAATACTACATGGTGCAGTCATTCAAAAAATTTTGAACCTACCTGGAATAAATTTAGCGATTCATTAAAAGAATATGAAAATGTTAAAGCAATTGATGTTAAATGTGATTTAAATGAAAATATTAATTTTTGTAGTAAATTTAATGTACAAACTGTACCAACAATTATTATTTCAAGAAATAATGAATTAACACCTTATAATGGTCCAAGAACTTTAGAAGGTTTAATGAGTGAATTAAAGTTAAATGATGATTATAACAGTGATAATGAATTAGATAATAAAGCTAAAATTTCAAATGAAAATAAAGGTATGAATTTTATGTTATTAGAAGATGAAAATATTAAAACAAAAGTTTATAATTTTAATACATCCTGGTGCAGATACTCAATTGAATTTCAATCTGAATGGAATACATTTTCTAATTCTTTGAAATCATCAGATGGTGTTAAAGCAATTGATGTAAAATGCGACGATGATAAAAATAAAGATTTATGTCAAAAATTTAACATACCTGGTTATCCAACCGTTGTGATTGTATCAGGTGAAAATAATCATATTTATAATGGTGCTAGAACATCACAGAGTTTAAGAAAATATTTAGAATTAAATTAAATATGATATATAACTAATTTCTAAACATATACTCTTAATCTCTAAACATATACTTTTGATCTCTAAACATATAAGCCAGGTATTTCTTTTCTTTCATTACGCTTCTTTACTTCAGCGTTATCTTTAAACAAATCAAACCCTTTATTTAAATCTTCTAGACTTATTTTTTTTAATAATTCTGGTTTTCCAAAAACTCTTTTACTATGTGCTATTTTAGTTTTTAGTAATAAAGTTTCCATATCTCTTCCGTAATTTGTAAAATAACTAATATTTTTTTTAAACCAATCTTCTTTAACTTCAATTAATTCCCATCCGATATCATTTATTTTTTTTTGAAATATTTTCATTAATTCAATGTAACTATAACTGTCTATTTCAAATCTCCAAATAAATCTTGAATCTAACCCTTTATTTTTTTTAAAGAAATATTCATTTAATTCATCCTCATAACCTGCTATTATTACCATAAGATCTTCTTTGTTTTCACTCAGTTCATGACATAATGTATCTATACATTCTTTTGAATAGTTATCAGAATTCTCACCTCCTAATGAATAAGCTTCGTCTATAAATAATACACCTCCTAATGCTTCATTTATTACTTTTTTTGTTTTAATAGCAGTCTGTCCAAGATAACCTGCTATTAAATCACCTCTTGTAACAATTTTAAAATAATTTTTTTTTAATATTCCAATCTTAGAATATAATTTACCAAGTATTTTTGCTATTAATGTTTTACCAGTTCCAGGAGGTCCATAAATTACAGTATGTTTAAAATCTCCATCATTTTTAATATTTGATGTATGTAAATTCTGAATAAAATAAATTAATTGTTCAAATATTGATTTTTTAATTTTCTCTAAACCAATCAGATTATTTAATTCTATTAGATCTTCTTTAATATTATATAAACCTTCTAAATTTATATTATAATAATGTTCATCATCTAATTTATACCGATTTGTTATATCAATTAAATCTTTCAAAGAATTAGCTTTTATTTCTAATTCCATATATGTTTTTGGTTTTTTGGATTTAATATATTTATATAATCTACTATTTTTAAAATCGTAATTATGTTCATCTAAATCATTATTCCAACTATTTAGAATATTATTAATATCATCGTCATTTGAATCATCATTTGGATTCATATTTTCTTTATTTAAGTTAAAATGTAAATTATTTTTTAAATCGCAATTATTTGTATTATTAGATTCATATAAACAGTTCAAATCAAGATTATTTTTTGATTGGTTATTTAAAAAATTAGTTGAATCATATAAACCACCTAAATCCAGAGTATTAGTTGATTGGTCATTTAAATTAAGATTATTATAGTTGTTGTTTGATAATGGATTATAATTGTTGTTAAAATATGGATTAAAAGTATTGTTAAAATATGGATTAAAATAATAGTCGTTAAAATATGGATTATAAGTGCTGTTAAAATATGGATTATAATAATTGTTAAAATATGGATCATTATAATTGTTAAAATATGGATTATAATAATTGTTAAAATATGGATCATTATAATTGTTAAAATATGGATCAATCCATATATTATCATAATTATTCCAATTAGTATTATTTAATTTTTTGTTATAATACAGACCTTTATTTTTTTTCTTAGTCATATATTTTATATTAATTTAGTTTTTAAGTAATTAATTTATATAATTTGTCACTAACTTCTTTTAATTCTTTATAAAATTCCAATTCTTTTATTTTAGAAGTATTAAAATCACCATATCCGTTTAATGCACCAAACCATGATCCTAAAATAATTCCGGTAGAATCTGTATCTCCGATATGTAAACAACCGAAAAATACTAAACTATCCCAACTATATTCAATATTATCTAAATCAATAGTATAATTTGGTTTAGGAACAATTGCAAGTAATAAACAATCGTATGCAAAAATAACACTATCTAAACCAGATGAACCAATATTATTTAAACTAAGTTCTCCTTTCTTATTGGCTTTTTTTAAAACGGGATTATAATCTAACATTATACTTATATGTGTTAATGGATCAATAAATTCTTTTGTTCTTCTAAATTTCATAATATTGACTAAACGGTCTTCTTTATATTTATACCAGAAGTAAAAAAAGTTTTCTATTTCTTCATCAATAGTATCTTTAAGATCAGTTGTATGAATATAGTTTGTAATTTTTTTACTTTCATATATTTCTAATAATTTGTCTATCCATTTCCATGGTTTTATATTATTGAAAGCAAATGATGTAAATAATGCAGTTATTAAACCTCCTAGAAACCCAATTGTATAATTATGTGTAAGTCTACTAGAAACTATAGATTCTTCAATAATTTTATTTATATTATTATACCATCTTAATCCAATTACAGAAGTTCTAATTGAAGCACCGTTACCACCCATTTCATCACTATATGGTATATCAGGTATATAAGTTTCTTTCTTTTTTTTAATTAATTTTTCTAATAATAAAATTGATTGTTTTGTTTGATAACCAATTGCTCTATTTTTCTCTGATATTTTTGGATACCATTTAATATATTCATTAATATAATTTTTTTCACCACCATTATCTAATACAGCATAACCTGTTGATAACAGTAATAATGTATCATCACTTGCTCTAAGATTTAATAATGACATTTTGTTTGCACCACCTAAAATAAAATAATGATATGTATTAATATAAGAAATTAAAGATGCTTGTGAAGGTGTATTTGCTTTTAAATTATTATTAAATTCAAATTCACCATTTTTAAATCCAATAGTATCTAAGTATGATCCTAACATAATAGATGCTTCTATTTTAATTTTATTTTCCATTAATTAAAATCAGATATTAATTAAAAAAAATTTATTTCATCGTTTAAAATAATTTTTTTATATTAATATTCAATAATATGGCAGAAATCACAATAAATTTTGATTCTTTGAAATTTAACTTATATGAAATATTAAATGTTTTACCAGATTCATCTGAATCTAAAATAAAAAAAGCTTTCAGAAATTTAATTTTACACTTTCATCCTGATAAAAATAATGATGCCGAAGAAGATATATATCAGCATATTATATTAGCGAATCAAGTTCTTACAAATAAAGAAATTAGAAAGAAGTATGATAATTTTTTAATTAAATCTGAAGAAACACATGATGAATTAAAATATAATTTTAAAAAAAATAAGACTGAACCAGTATTAAGTAAGAACGAAGCTAAAACAAGTTTTGAAAGTAAATTAACCGAATTATCAAATAAACATATAAGTGATTTTAATGAAAAAGATACAATAAAGAATTATGAAAAAATATTAAAAGATAGAGAAGTTGATCTAGATATACCGAAAGAATCATTTATAAATATGGATGAATTTAATAATAAATTTGAAAGTAAAATTACAAACAAAAAATTTGGCGATCAAATAATACCAATACAAGAAGATATGAGATTATCAACATTCAATATAAATGATAATTACACAAGTTTAGATGTAGCATTTGATAATTTATATATTGATGGTGGTGGAATATCTACATCTAAATATACAAGTTTAGAAGCAGCATTCAAGATTCAACCATTGGAGTTAAATAAAAAAGAAACAAATATAGAAGAAGCAATAAAAACTTATAAAAAAGAAACAGAAGTTTTAAATAATCATAATATGAAATATGATACTACTAATGTTTTTAATCATTGGTAAAATGAATTTATTTAATTTTATAAAATATAAAATTAAGTTAGTTTTGTTATTTTCAAAATAATCTAATGAATAATAATGTCAGTAAAATATGATTTAAATGAATATGTTATAGTATATGGACAAGAATTTCATATTAATTCTCCAAATATTAAAGATATAGATAGTTCCTTTAATTTTAAATTAAACAAAGATTTTAATCAATTAATAAATATAAATGAAAATGATGGGTCAATTATTATTTATTCAAATATATATATTGGTATATACAATTTAGAAATATTATATGATAATTTACTAATTAATATTAAAGTTATCGTTAAACCAAATATTCTTTATAAAATAACGTCTTTTTATAATAAACTTCCTTATAATAATTTTAGTCCTATTATTAATCCACCCAATTTAAATGAGGATGATGTTGATTATTTTAAATTTGATGAAGAATATGATAATATAAGGATTGATTCAAAAACAGGAATAATATCTTTTGATGAAAAAATAATAGCAGATAATTTTAATCTAGTAATAAAATTTTCTATTAAAAATATTGAAGTTGTAACTATAACAACTTTTAATATTTATCAAATACTAAAATATAAAAAGACAAATTATTATTGTGAAAAATGGGATAATTTTAAAACAGATAATCCAGACATATATCCATTAAATGGAATTTT